TAGCTGTTTAGGGTCAGATGGTCTGTAGCAGACTATCTCGTACTCACGTTTTGCTGGTCCCTGTGTTGTTGTTCTAGTCCTCAGTAAATCTGAGGCAGTTGATGGAACTGGTATTGTTTCATTGGTTGGTGCTCTGTGCAAAATGACAGAACCGCCCTTATTGAACTCAGATCCAGAGAAAGTTACCTTTACTCCACATCCTACTACTCTAAACTCCATACCTTTAACATCTGCCGAGGTAAAGGGTGAATCATTAGATAAATTTTGGACACCTGCTGCTGTTGGATTGTAACCAGCGACAATGTATCCTGGGACGGTTACTTGTGCATTTATTGCATCATTAACAGGGACGAATGGCCTTACAGCCACCCATCCATCTCCTTGGGACCCAATGAACATTGAAGTCCTAATCCTTGTTGAAAATTTGTAGCTTGGGATTGAAATTATATCTGGGATACATGAGTATTGTCCATTCATAATTCCAAATGGGTTAACTAGTGCTTTCAAATAGTCGCGAGCGCAAGGACTAAGATATGGTGCAATTTTGTTGTTATACATCTGCTTTACATTTCCGTAAGCAGGGGGCTTGACATAAGCTGCAGCTCTACGTGCTGGCCTAGGTCCTGCCTTTTCTATTGTTAAGTTTATAGGCCTTAACATAGTCTTGGTAGCGTATCTCCCTTTGTGCGGGAGTCAGACTAGCGTACCTAGTCTGGTGTTTATCGAGAAATTGTTGTTTGGATAGCATGAGCTGGAATCTTCACGCCTCCTCTGCCTCCACGAGTGTAAAAATCATAACACTCTGAAGATTCATAACCAGCCATTCTTGCGTACCCTGTTTGTCTCAAGAGCAAAAGCTCTGAACGCAAATAAGGCACGAAGTCAGGTAACACGTTGTGGTAGTTCTCCACTAAATATCCTAAAATCTCGAAAAGTAATTCATCAAGCCAATCTATTCCGTAACATAAATAAATCAGCCCTATGATTCTTTGTGTGTAAATGTCGATGGAAAGGTGTCCATCGGAGTATATAATGCTAGAACAGATTTTTTCCACTCTAGGAATTGGTACATAAGTATTGAGCTCTTTGTTGTATTTTGCTGTTGATCCAAGAAACTCAAAATCTAGTATTTCATCCCCAGGTTTCATGTACTGCTCTTTGAAGGCTTTCTCTTTTACTAGAAGTCCAAATTCAGCGTAGACTGATCGTATAATGTCAGCCATTTTACCTTCAATGCAAAAATCTTCAAATACTCCTGATAGATTATCATCTCCAAGTAAGTTTACTAATTGTTCATATACCTCAGTGTAAGTAGGCATTTTTCCATGTTTCATGTGATAGATAGAAATTAATAAGTAGGTCATCACTAATAAATGACAACCACAGTTATCAGTTGTTGTGTCTCCTGATCCTG